GCTTACTCCTGAAATATTTGCAATCTCTTCCTTAATAAAGTTAAGAATATACATGTTCTGCTGTAGATAGTTACCCATATCAAAATTCATAGGTGCTCTATTAGCATTCATATTACCTGCAATTGTACCTGTAGCTGCTCCTTTTCTTGCTTCCTTAAATGAGTCAATTGGTAACCATCCCATTTTATCTGCAAAGTAAAGTGCATCTTCCATTTCCCAACCTTCAGGAATCATAGCAAGGTCAAGATACCCAACAGTACCTTTATGCTTACTAAGTGTTTCCCATTGTTTAAACATTAAGAAATCATAGTAGTAAGAGTAAGGTTTCATACGACCCATCAATGATGTTGTCGGCTCACCTTCTTGAGTGTAATCACCACCTACATAAGGACACAATGTTCCTGTAGGATTGTTGATACCGTATGCCTTTACAGGGAACGGACGCATCTTAACAATAATGTTCTCACCAATACGTGTACCTTCCCACCAGTCAGTTACCCAAATATGCTTTTCAATTTCCTCACCTCGTTCAATACGTGGTTTGTAAAACTCATCAACAAATCTATACAGCTCCTCACCTGTCTTGCGATCATAGTATTTCAACTTACCAATCTTACGATAAGATCTCCACACTACACGTGTAACAAGTATTGAACCATCATCACTAATAGGAGATAGTAATGTGTTTGCTGATGCAGTTGATGGTGTTAAGTTACCATCAGCATCTTCAATCATACTAAATGTACCTGCTACAAGATCTGGTTCTTTACCCTGTGCTATTGCTTCATCAGAAGAAGAACTCATTGTAACACCCATTGTTTCTATCTCAGAAACCTCTTTGCTTGTTAGGTAATCAGAATAATCATCAATTACATTACCTTTTGAATGGTAACCCCACTCAATAATAATATCAGCATCTTGAACATCAGGAGATTGACCCTTACGTATAATACGCACATTTGCTGGGTTACATTTACGAACTCTTGGTTCACCATTTAAAATATCAAGAGCATACACCTCTCTACCTGCAACAAGACCGTCAAGAAATCCCATGTTCCACTTGTACTTCAGGTTTTCCTTCTCCATCATATGATTAAGTAGGTCTGTAGCACGTTTCTCACGGATATCCTTATAATCATATCTCAGATAGTTATCAAACTCTTGCAATTTTTCAGCAAGTTGCTCTTGTGGTGTATCTGATGCTATAAGCTCAATAAACTGCTCATTAATCATTTCCTTAATTGCCTTTTGCTTTTCTGTAACGGCATCTTGATTAATTACACGCACCTTCCAATCAAACTTACGTTTCATCTCCTCACCAAGTAATAAGTTTATCTTACTATTTGCTACAGGGTAATGCTGTGGTTCAAAAGGAAAGTCATTATTGTTTATACCGAAAGGGTCGCACATGCTTATCATGTCATCGGTATTAAGTATGTTATTATAAAGATCCATATTTGTACGAATCTCATAATACTCATTGCGGAAACTACCTGTGTAGAGTCCCATGTCAGAAGCTGCTCTTACGCACCTTTCTGCCCATTTTTTATCTTTTTGCCGTTCTGTTTTTTTCTGAAACGGAAATTCTTCTTGTCCTAATATCATCTTCTTCTAATACGTTTTCTGATGCTAATCCTGTTTTCGTCAACTTCTGCAGGTATAAACCTTTGTGACATGCTCTTTCTATTTCTAAGAAAAAACGGATCTATTTGTTTTCTATTATCACCACTATCAGCGAAATTTTCTTCTTCAATGCCAAATTTCTCAAGATCGGCACGATATATCAACACCATGCCTAACGCGGAAATCCTATCGTAGTTTCCTACGTCTGGATCATACGCTATTAGTTCTCTTAGCATTGCTGGTGATACTATCGTACTATAATTCCTCTCCCCTTCTTCTTTTCCATACGCTTGTTCCATTAACCATGAACGTATGAGACTATTTCTCCAACCGTTCACAGCTTTTGTCGTATGTGTACCTTTTGCAAAGTTACCGTACCCTACACGCTTGGTTATCTGCATATCTTTCAGAATACCTGGTGTATCGCACAACATATAAGTTGCATTTATTCTATCAAAGTATTGGAACATACCTTTCTTATTATTCTCATAGTTACAACGTGCATTGTAATACTTCATTAACCTATAGCATATTTCATAAAATTCTTCTGCCGTTCTAGGACGACCTGTATATTCTGCTACTATCCTACCTGTAAGACGATTCATTACTAGCACACTACCCAATGATGGTCCAAGTGACATGTCATCATCATAAGGGTCACATCCTGCTATATACACATTTGGTTGTATATGTCCGTCTGTTAATATAGGATGCTCAAAAATCTCAACGCACGATGTGAGATCTTTTACATCCATTACTGGAAATTGTCGTATAGGATTATTATCACTTAATTTAAATTTGACCTCACCTTCCTGAAAGTACAGTTTTACTTTCCAAGTGGCATCAGTATATTTTTTAGGGTTTGTTTCCACCTCAGAGAGATGCACTTTCATATCTTCTACATTAAAGATATGACCCTCTTTACGCATCATTGCTTCTTGCGGAGTTATCGAACGGTCAGCTTTCTCTTGAATAAGTGCGTTTGGATCATCCGTACTTGTGGCAATAATTTTACGTGCAATAAACACTTCAATAAGTGCCTTTATAATATCAGAATTACCATTCTCATCATAGCAACCCTCACGGTTCATGTACTCACCGCAGTAATAACCACAGATAGCTGTTGCTGGTGCATTCCTATCATATATGTTCTTTAACCCATACATGTTATATGCATCAGGCTTAGTAAACAACTCCTTAATACCTGCAAAGTCAGCACCTTCAGTACCACCTGTACCCCACACGATAATAGTACCGAAAGTCATCTTACCTTGCTCCACCGATGGTCGTGCAATTGCATACGTCTTTTTTAAGTGTGGAAACTTTCCTGCTTCCTCAAATAAAAGTAGCTTACCCCTCTTTCCCCTTGCACGTTCAGGCTGACCCTTAGTTGTAACACCTAATATCTCAGTCTTTATACCTTTTTCAGTCTTAGTTCTAGGATCTCTATATGATGCTCTTTTATGATCATTCCTATCCGCATAATCCCTAGACTTTCTCCAAGGCGTATAATTATCAATAAAGTTAAGCGTATCCCACGCCTTACTTAATATACCATCATCATACAGATACTCACCCTCAGATGCTATCGCAAAAGACTTACTCCTTTTAAAATGGTAGTAATTCCTTGTACTCTTACTTGACCCTTTAAATGAAAACCCACGACCCCTTGTTTTGATATTTACACAATGCATACCACGTTGCTCTGCCTGTTCAACATAATGATACCATAAATAGTCACTATCCCAAACCCTTGGAAAATCTTCAACACGATCTGCTCTAATGTTACCTATCTGCTCTTCTAGATCCTCTGAAGATGTTGGTACGTCTTGTGTCATCAATATCGGACAGTAATTTAAATACCAATAATAATAACCTGGTACCCACTCACCATCAGATTCTCGTATAAGTCCTTCTCTACATCTACGTTGTTCCTCTCTCCAGAACTTCATATAACGAGAAGACGGAAACCTATTAGGTATAAGATCCGTATACTTACCGTACTTCTTAAAATACAACGCCCTTTCCCTAAAGAAATCCATATTCTCAAGAATATGTGGTGATGCAATATCAACTTCTATCCTCCCTTCACTATTCTTTGGTAAATCTTTAGCACGAAGCCTGTCATTACGTAACATATTATAAATAATGGGTATTTCCATTACAGCACTTACAATATCAGTACGTAACTCTTCATCCTCTATCGAGTTAATACGAATACTCGTATCAAAACTCAAAGAGTCAAGAAAAGATCTTTCTTCAGATGTATCAGTCTGGATTGAGTTCTTCATCTTCAAATTCTGCTTTCTCCCTTCCACCTCTCAGTATCAGGTTCTCAGCAACTTCAGTCTCTACTAACCTCTGCGTATCCTGCAATGACTTTACAGTTTTAGGCAGAGAGTTTATCATATCCATTACCTGCTTTGCGTTAAATACTGGCTTACCATTATTATCACGCTCATTCAGGCTCACATTCCCAAGAAAGTTATCCAACTCGGTCTGTGCTTTCCAAGCAGACTCCAATGTATCCATTGAACGTGTCCTGCTCATCTCCCTGTACTTTTCAATACAGGCATTTATTTTCTGGTCAACTTCCCACTTTGGAAACATATAAAGAACATCATCCTTAATATAACTCCATCGTTCTTCATCATCCATTCGCATATACGGAGAACGCATATCTACAAAAAACCAGATAGCAGAAAGTTCAGCATTTAATTTAGCTTTAGCTTTCTTACCTCTACTCTTTGCAAGTTCTGCAAACTCCTTAATCATCAGGATTTGCGGGGAGATACTAAGTTCCCCCTGCTCATCCATTTCAAACATATGCTTCATTATCCTACTGGATTTCCATCAGGATCTAAAATTGTTGTACTTTCTGCAAGCACCTCACTTTCATCCTTCTCACTAATCTTTGCTTTTACCTTTGACAGTTTATCAACCTTAACATACTCAGTAAGATCACGTACAATACTCGTATCCGTACCCATAATCATTTCGTAGTCAGGCTTCTCATCAAAAATAACAGTTACATCATGCTCTTGAATAAAGTAAAACAGTTCATCTCCATACTTAAACTGTCCTGGTGTAATACCATCTCTAATAAGTACCCACTTACCTTCTTCAATATATTTAACATCAGTTCCTACACGCATTACTTCCACACAAGGAACAATCTCCTTTGCCTTTAAACTAATAATAGCATTCTGTGGTTTAATATACGCACGTACTATCATCTTACTACCAAGTGGTAAACACTTAATATCTTTACTCTTCAACATCTTGCTCATTACTCTCTTCTTCTTGTTTTTGTTTTGCTTGCTCCATAAAAGCACTCACCGTTTCACGGTTCCTCTGATTATGCTCTAGACCCCTGCTGTTTCCAAGAACAAACGGATTCCAGTGCATTCTCCCTTTCTTAAAACGCTTTAAAGAACCATTATTCAGCTTTCGTCTAGCCTTATACTCTTCATGCGTTTCGTTCTCCTCTTTAAGTCTTTGTGGTGAACTGCTTACAAACATCTTGAATATTTTATCCTCTACAGGATATTCAAAATACACAATACCACTTTCAGTAACTTTTTCTTCAGTCATACTCATCGTCTACATTATATGCAACACAAACATCAGTCTTTTCCTCACTATCTTCCTTATCCTTGATATAATCACGAATATCATCTGCTCCCTCTATAACATCAGAAAGCTCTCCATTCTCTATCACATTTAGAACATATTCTACTACCATTTTGGTCCTCCTTTACTTTGAGGGTTAGGACACTCACTCTTTGCACTCCTTGTCTTCATGGCAAGTGGACAATTACATATACCACATCTAGGTACACCTAAATCATCTTTAGCATGCTCACATGAGGCACATATCTCTGCCCTACGCTTTGCTTCAGCTTCTACAAGTGGAGTTTTAACAATGTAATTCTTCCAACCTTCAAATATCTCTTTTATCATCTCTATCATTCATATAACGCATTTCCGCAACTCTTGGAACAAACTTACCGAGATACTTTATATATACTGTTTTAAAACTTTCAACATTCTCTCTATCACTACCACTTATCGTATTCTTGATAACCCTAAATTGATTCTTCCATGCACGTTCAACAATCGGTGCTGGTATACCATGCTTTTCAGCAATCTCTTTAAGTAGCTTCTTAAACAATTCATTTTGCATTTCTTATTGTAAAATTAAAGACAATACCATTCTTCTCATTAGGGTATATCCTTAATCTATCATGTAAATAGTTATCTACATTAAGCAGTCCATGCTTTCTCAAAGAACTCAAACAATTGGCGAAGCTTGCCTCTGACATTTTCCCTGCCGCTTCTCCCATCTCTTGTTTCCTTTCATAAGAAAGTAATTCTCTCCATTTCTTTGGATCTTCAGGGTTCTTGTAATCTTTTGCTAAAACACTATTCTGATACATGATCTCAGCAAGGACTTGCCTCTCTTGCTTCCTAAGTTTATTAATAGGTGACTGTACCGTCATCAATTCAACATACATATTAAAGAACGCCCTCTTAGTCGCTTTTAAATTATATACCTTTTCCATATCTCTATGATTTGACGCAAATATAATACAAATAACAAGACATGTCAAGCATGCTAATAAAATTTATTACAAATAGAAGCAAAAAAATTTATTCAAACCTCTCAGAATCTAAATCTACATCTTCATCATCATCTGCACTACCCATATAAACATCATAACACTTCTCGTGAAATTCCATACTTAAAACAACTTCAGTATCTATATCCTTATCTCCATGATAAGTATATCTACCTTCAAGCATAATTTCCATAAGTCCTTCTTTAGGAGTAAATACAAAAGAAGAAAACATTATTAGCACAAGCTCTTGTTCATCTTCAGTTATAAGTTCTCTTGTAAACTTATACTTTGGATATTCATACTCATGCTCCATTCTATCTTCAATGCCTTCCTCTCCCATTTTTTTTTGCATTTTGAAATTCACCTCGTAAAAACACTTGCTTTTGCAAGTCAAAAACTCTGACCGTTTACCTACATCGTAGTTTTTGAGTATAATCAAATTTACCTGAACCAACAGGAGTGGTTACCTGAAGACACAACTAAGAACCATATAACACCTTACTTAATCAACCTTACGGGGTTGCGCAGTCTTAGATGCTGCATTCTTAAATAAGATAATACAAAACTAATACATCAAACAGCCTTTGTCAAGTAATTTCTAAAATTTTTTTTAAAAAATTTATTTTGTAAGTGCGTGTGAGGACCACCCAACAAAAAGCCCCTACTTGATTTTAGCATCGGGAACAGTCCCCTTGTGTAACATTATCATTATTTATAACTATGGCAGATTCTAACGTCACGTTTATCGAGACCTTCACGGTCGAACAGTTCAAGTCAGAAGTAGGTACTTCTCAAATCGAACTAATCCCTTCTAACAAGTACGTCCCAGGTAAGACGGGAAAGTACTTTATTGTTGATGAAGCAGGTAACTCTGTAGCAACTGTCAGCAAGCAAATCACAGATGCAGATGACCTTACTGACCCTGTGGTTTCTATTGTTGCAGG